CACATAATATTTCATAGCATTTCCTCTACGGATATTTAGCATATATTCCATATCAATCTTAAATCTTGACCATCAAATTTGGTTGTTGAGTTTTGTATTCAATCCTACATCCGCACTCGCCGTCTTCACTTACTTCAATGGACATGAATCTTCCTGGATATCTACTGGCTAATTGTAGATACAGATCATCTGCAAGCATTTCAACACTTTTGTAATCTATTTCGAGATGGGTGTCTTTGTAAAGAGATTCGCAATAATTTAGGACCTGATGGAATTCTAACTCACGATCGTTATGAAAAATTTCAATCTCTACCTTAAATTTAAACAGGTGTCTATGCCGAGATCCAAGATAGCTTACGTCACTTAATTTTGGATCTTCGCTAGCTGCTGGATAACGATGAAATCCGGCACGTTGAAAGGTGACCCAGATTTGTCGTTTTGCTGCACTTTTAATTCTTTCCACGGTTTCTCTTTGTTGTTGATTCATACAGGTTTGTCCTCGTTGTACTGATCCCAGTCAGTGAATGTTCGTCTTGACATCAGGCTGTGCAAACTGTGAGTCCACACTCCTGGGTTGGTTGCATCAAAATTGTTGTCGTCAATCTTGATCATGGTGTTGTAGTTCCATAGCCGCACATACGGAATGCTTACTCGAATCTGCGGAACAAAGTTACGATACTCGCACAAGCCCGAATCGTTAAATTCTTCCACACACTTGACAGGAATATCAAGACTGCACATGTGACCTTTTTTAAGAAAGTGCCCAATCATGCCTTCCCATTGTGCCCATTCTGAGTTGTTGTCTGGGCAAAAACTGTGATTGGCACCAAAGAAGATATGCTTGACGTGCTTGGATTGATCTTCGTAGCTGTTTAAGTCATCCAGCCAGTCTTGAATTTCTGCAACCGGTTGCACTCCTACCACAAATAGTGTGCGCTTTCCAAATGCTGGTGTACGCTCAACTTCTGTTCCCACAAAAAAGTTGACGTTGTCATGACCTTCTCGATTCATTGCTGGTCCTGTTCTAGTTGATCAAGTTTGTTGTTGTCTAATTGTACACTATCATCCAATTCGTCTTCAACCGCAGTTTCTTCTAAATCAAACAGTGCGTTGAACTGTGTACGTGCATTCATGGCTTTTTTGCCTTTGAATCCGCGTGTGCCCACAATTTGCATCCAGTATGAACTGTATTGTTCAATTATGGCATCAGCAGTTTGCCTATCTGGTGCAGCAAAAATGGCTTCTACAATGTGTTCAAAATACTCATAATTGCCACCATCTCGACGCATCATGGCAGGATGCTCTCCTGCATCAAAACGTCGATTGGCTTCTTGCACAGCAGTCAAGTGCATGTACACATTGTGACCCATGAGCAAGGCATAGCTAAAACTATCCCAGCTTGTTTTGCCCCATTTACCATTTTTGTTTTGATCTGGCAATACATCGTATAGCGCAGGATCTTTAAAATTTTCTTCGGTAATAGTAACACCAGCCTTGGGTATACCATCTTTGTAGATGCAAACATCCTTCATGGTCAACATATCACTTATGGGACTATCTTGCCAACGCGGATAGATACCATCAGCAATTACTCCTGTATTCCACTTTCGTGTGTCAGTGGAGTATTTTTTGTCATCGGCTGAAGGAGCCATGCGATACGACCATTTGCCGTCTTGCGGGAAGACATTTTCATAGTAGACCTGTCCGTTCGCTGTTGCGAGGAATGGGCTGGCGCAATCAAAAGAGATGGTAAACGCTGGATTGACATATTTCCTTACGGCTCGTTGAATAACAGTTAAGAGAACTGCCCACTCTAGCTTGCTGGTTCCCAAAAAGTGCATCCAATCATGCACACCTTCTTGCAGCAAGTTATCATAACGCAATGCCACCAGGCGTTTCAACACCAGGTGTACATCGCACATGTTCTGTCCGCCCATGGCCCAACCATCAAAGTGACGTCCAGGGTATTGAGCAGGATCACAAAATTTCTTCATCTCTTGATACCAAATCTCTGCTGAGGTATGATTATCACCTTGTAACACGTTTAGGAATTTGGCACCGCCATTTTCTTTGCCTCGGCGATTGGCAATGAAATATTCGTTGTTGAACTTGGTGGCTTCAAATGCTTGATCCAAGGTAGAAATTCCGCAAGCCTGGCTAGACTTCTTGTCATGAATAACCCAGGTGGGAATATCAAGAATCATGCCGTAATCAGCAATGTTATCCAACCACTTTAGGACACCGTCTCGTTTTTTCTGTGCCTTGGCACAACCTGAGTTGGCTTTCCAGTCACCTTCCCATAGTCCCTTGGCAATCTGAAAGCCGCCCGAGTCTCCCAGTATAAAATTCCCAGGCTCCCGACTTCGTACCATGTCCTCTGACCAATCCTGCTTTGAGAGATCCAAGTTGGCATGACCGCCTGAGTAGAGGCTCCATCGATAAGGAAACAGGGCCTTGCTAGAGTTGAGCCAGTTAAGCTGTTCCATATCCTTAAGACCCTGTGGAAATCTTGCAGGATCCACATACGGTTCATTTCTTTGGCGGCCCACAAATGTAGCATAGAAACCACTTATAGCCGGAAGGAACACAGCATAGGTCAACTGCTTGGCTGTGAGATCATCTTGACTGATTGGTTCGCTCATTACTTGCTTTGTGCTGGTAAGATGTAGTTGTACACGGCCAAGCCAGAATCCACTGTGATCTGTGCAGCACCGTCGTCGCTGATGCGCACAACTTTGTCACCTGTAAGGCTCAGGATGCTAGCAACCTGAGCTGCTGGCCACGACCATGCACGTTTCAACTGTCCTGTAACACCAGCTTGGAACACAAAGTTACCAGCATGAGTTGAGTGATCACCAAAGAAGAACTTGAGATCACCGTTTTCAGTCTTGGCTTGAAAGTTAGGCTCTTCAGTGTTGGCGCTCATTTGCCACTTGAGTCTTTGGATACTGGCGTTTGTGGGCTCAAATTCAATGTGCCAGTTAACACCTTTGAACTTGGCAGTTTTGAGTTTGTCGTTTACAATCTCACTGGCCATGAATCTGTAGTTGTTTTTAAAGTCGCCAGCTTTGTTTTCAAAATTGATACCATCAGGTTCGCCTGTGACTTTGCGTGTAATGGTAAGCTTGGCATGTTCTTTGTACTCTTGCAGATTAAGCAAGGTCTTGAGTTTGGCCAAGTTTGGCATGCCAAATGTGCCAATAAAGTCTGCCACAGGATTGTGGAAGTTGGCTTGAATTACCACACTTAAATCTTCGGCCAGGCCGGCAATTTGTGTACTGGTATCGTCGCCGGTAATTTTAACTAGGTCAATACAACCAAGGTCAAAAGTGTGTTCTACTAAATCTAAAAGATGATCTCTCATAAGTGCTCCTTGTATACATTATATAGATTTTATTGCGAAAGTGCAACAATTTTGGCCAGAGTCTGGCCACCACGAAGTGTTTCAATATTGCCAGGCTTGCGTATTTCCAGCCAGCTTATGTCGCCAGGTCCATCATAGGCACCAGCAACTTCTAGTCCCGACTGTTCAACCTGTGCAACAACCAAGCGTTGAGGCTGATACATCATCCAGGCCCGTTCAGCAAGACCCACGCCCTGTGCTTGATCACAATTGTTATAGGTCATCAACAGTGTTCCACCTGGTCTCAGTTTTACAGCAAGTTCTGCAATATACCTATTTAGAATTTCCAAGGGCTTGTAATTAAAATAGTTGTAGGCAAACACAAAGCCAAATTGGTTGTTGGGCAGTTTTTCTAATATGGCGTTGGGTTGTCTGTCATCAACTACATATTCGCGAAGCCGTCGTTGATATTCGGGGGTAAACTTGCGAACTGACGGCGCCAATAGATCTTGGTGTTGGTCCACCAGGTACAATGGATCAAGTGGCACTAGGTCTTCAACAAAGTCTTCAAGTCCTGGTCTAAAAATTAAACCAGGCAACCGCCAATCAGACAAATTTCTTAGTTTTGTTCTTAACAAAATATTGCTGTCATCGTCAATCTTGAGCCTACGGTTGAGAATGTAATCGTTGTTCTCAAATACCATTTCATGTTCAAACACCCTGTAACTGTCATGCAAGTAACTGGGTTCTTGTTCTGCAACCTGTTGTTTTAGTTCTTGTTTGAGTTGTTGCATTGATTCTGAAAATTTACCAACATAGTAGTTGATGGAATCAATACTGTCTTTCATGTCCTTGGTATGACTTTTTATCTGTATCTGATTAGTCTCAATCACATGAGCAATTGCTTGTAAACGACGCAGAGTTTCGGCACCCTCGGCCTCAACGTCCAGGGTGTCCAGCAAGTTTAGATATGCAACTATTTCACTTAATTTCATTCAAAGCTAAACAATGATGTAAATGTATTTTCAGTATTGGTTGCTGAGGCTAGATCCCATTCTAGTACACCCAACAAGTTGTCAACTTTTTTGTCCACAACAGTGGCTTCCATGAGGTCGTTATCAAACGGCAATTCTGTAAACCAAGCAGGCAAACGTTGTTCATCTGTGGGATAACCAATTGACGTCCAGCCCAGTGCATTGCTCTTGAGCTTGCACACAATGGTTTTCATACCATCCACAATCTGCATACTGTAGTTGTCCGAGTTCATTCTACGCAGGTTGTTCCAGTTCAGTGCTGCTCGCACATGACCAGGCATGTTTGCTTTGCCTTCACGTGCTTCGTCAGCAGCGTACTTGGTCAAGTTGTTCACACGCTTGGGTGAGCCTTTTTCCCAACCCGGGCGTTCCATAAACTTGTATTTGAACTCACGAATTTTTTCTACAATAGTATCTTTGTCAGCGCCTGCCAACAGACTATTTAGAATTTCCAACAAGAAGTCTTGAATAACTTTGGGTGTATCACTACGTTTCAAGTCCAAGCCAGTGGCCTTGGTCTTGCCAATCTTGCCATTGACATCTAGTCGTTTGCCGTCTAGATCAATGATGTTTACGGCATAGCGTTTCTTTGTGATAAACAAACTGCGATCTGCAACCATTTCTCGACCACACTTGATCAATGAGCCCATGTCTCTGGGACAATGAAATGCCTGTTCCATGAATGTAGGAAAGCTTTCGTTGACTTGGTCTGCAATTGAATCATACAGTGCAATACAAGTTTCCTTGCTCCACTCCATACGTCCTTGTTCAACTTCCTTCTGTAGCACCGGCCAGGCTGAGAAATAGCATGAGTCTGTGTCACCATAAATCACTGCTTCGCCCAGGTGGTCGTACTTGCCAGTTACACATTCATTGATGTAAGCATCCATGTGTCTAGCAATTGCTCGACCAGTGAGTGTGGTTGACTGTCCAATGCGTTTGTCAAAGAATCTGCAACCTGGATTCAAAATAGCACCATACAAGCTGTTCAAGTTAATCTTTTTGACCAGTTGTCGCTTGTCCCAGAACGCAATCTCTTTGGGATCAGTGGCATCTTTTTTCTTGGCCTGCATTTCTTTACGTTCACTATACCAACGCTCCAGCAAACCAGGAATGATACCTCGTTTCTCAAAACTTAGAATAGTACCGTTTGCAGTCAAAATCCAAGGCTGGTTACTGTCAAACATCAAGTTCCAAACTTCAGCGGCACTGTGCTTGGTTTCTTGGCCTGACTCCCAGTCGATGATGATTTCAGTGCCACGATTCTGTTCCATCACAGCAGTGTATTCAAGCGATCCAAACAAGCCTTCCCAGGCGTCAGCAAAGTTGCCACGGTTCTTGGCCATTTTGTCTGCAATATACCTGTCAGTCATGATGGGTCGCAACTGTCCAATCACAGTCTCGGGGCCCATGTTCATGGCTCGAATGGCCGACGGATACAGTGAGTTAATGTCTACTGATCCCACCCACTCGTGCATGCCTTTTTTGGGATATGCAACATATGCTCCAGCTGCTTGTGTGTCTTCACTGTCCAGTCGCTGTTTGCGATTGGGCACAACCATGCCACGTTCGTGTGCTTCGTTGATAATGGCCTGTTCGGTAACTGCCACAGCGCCCATGGTGGTCTGTAGTAGCACAGTGTTGGCATGTGCCAGTTCGCTGGCCAGTTCCAGGAATCGCAATTTCTTGTCCAGCTTGTTTAACAACAAGGTATCTTGACGGTTGTATTCAATAAATGTCTTGAAGTGTTGATTATACAAGGAATCCAGTGTACCTTCAAACTGTGTTTTGCGTTCACCTAGCTCGTATTCAGCAATGGCGTCCAAGCTGTAGCTGTGCCGTTCTTCATAAGTGTACTTGCGGTACAACTGCATATAGTCCATGTGAACACGGCCCACCAAGTCATAAGTTTCTTGTTCAGCACCAAAGCGTTCGAACATGCGCTTCTTGGGCAACTGCCCCCATAAACAAAACTTACGAGTATCGTCTTTGCTGAGAATACGTATGGTTCTGTTTACAGTGTACGGAATGTCATAACCTTCCGAGTTCCAACCTGACAGTACGTCTGCATCGTCAATGAGATCAAGAAAAGTTTTGATCATGTCTGCTTCGTTATCAAACAGAATAGTATTATCAAATTCTTTGACCAAATCTTGCGCAGTTTCCCAACTCAGGCCCTTGGGCGGCACCGCCAAGGTTATTAACTGATCCAACCAATCTAGATAAACAGAAATTGCAGTGATAGGATTGAATGGATCTTCAACAGGACTAAAACCCCGAACTTTATCAAAATCTACTTCAATGTCGAAAAATGCTGTGTGCAGTTCTGGAGCATCGACATCTTTGTAGTTTTCTTCCAAGCACCTAAAGATAGGGTTGATGTCGCTTTCGTAAAGTTGCTTGCCGGAATGCATGCGAACTTCTTTGCGAAACTCTTTGTTGTTGCGTGTGCTGAATCTTGATACTGGCGTACTATAAATGCTTTTGAACTTGCCACGTGGGTCGTCGTAATAAAAAACATAATTGGCCGGGTATTCTTGATATTTGCGAACACCATCACGGCGCTCAACAACATGAATGCGATCGTGCTCACGATCAAATAAACTGTCTACGTAGCTAATGATAATTCTCCAATATTAAGTTAAGAGTATAAACTAAACGCAGTCTAAATACAATTTAAAAGATAAATAAAGTTGCCAGTCGCGATGTTGGACGCATCCACCGGCTCTAATGCTAAAAGGAGCAATCAGCATGAATACTTATCCATCAACGAAGGCAATGCCGTATGTTTATATGTGCATTCATAAAGAATCAAAAGAATTTTATATCGGCTACAGAGAAGCCAACACATTACCATCTAATGTAGATTTTATGTATTATAAAACATCATCCCTTATTGTTTCTAACAACTTTGATGATTATGTATGGTATATTATTGCAGAGTTTTATACTGGCAATGATGCATACGATTTTGAACAGCAATTGATATTTGAAAACTGGGGTAGCAATTTACTATTGAATCGATCTTGTTTTCACGGAAAAAATCGATTCAAGTGCGAATCACTTAGTGAAGAACACAAGAATAGTATTCGTCTTGCTCAAACAGGCAAAATGCTATCTGAGAAAATCAAACAAAAAATTCGCAATAAACGAGCCTTGCAAATAACCAGTGATGAAACTAAGGAAAAAATTAGTAAATCACTAATTGGAAATTCGCGTAGCAAATCGATGCGATCGGAAGAAACAAAAAAGAAAATTAAAGAGTCTCTTAGAGAGACATACAGTAAAAAACCTAAAGTGTCGGGCATGCTAGGAAAAACGCATTCTGCGGAGACCAAAGAACGTATGAGACTAGCACACCAGAGAAGAGCTGCTTCTAAAAATTAATTACAATGTGCGCCCCACTGTTTCAAGAATAGTTTCTAGAGTTTCGTGGTCTTGTTTCTCTTTGCCAAATTCAGCTTTGTGTGCAAGTTTGATTGCCTTCTTGAGAATAGCTGGCTTGACTTCCAGTTCTTCGGCCACAGCTTTGATGGTGTCATTGAGGCCACCTTGCAGTGTTTCAATTTCGTGCATGACTGCCATGCCCTCATTGATGATAGTTATCAGTTTGATTTTTTGATCGCCGTTAAAAGTTTTGTCCGACATAGGACCTCCTGTTGTAAAGTACTAGTATAAATGAAAACAGCGGCCTTGGTCAAGCCGCTGCGGGATGTATATGCTCGTTTTAGGAATTTACTAGGTAGCGAATCGTTCAATTCCAAGGCAGCAGCCGCCTCACACTTACGGTAACAAGTACCGGTCCTAAGGTGTGTTCAGCTGTTCTTGCGGGCAAACTCTCTACGGCGTTGTGCGCCAACATGTGTCACGTGCTCAATCAATTTGTTACGAACAACAAATGCACTTTCGCCTATCATACCATATTTTACAAAGGTCTGATCAATGAAATTTTTAATCTGGCGCACATCTTCTTTTGTCTCAACTAGGTCTAGCATTTTGGACACAGGTATTTCAAGAGCTTCTGCTACTTTTTCAGCCTGTGCTTGTACTTTGTCAATGATCTTTTTATCGGCGGGATTCTTTGGATTCAAGGCCTGGCCACCAATTTTCATTGTAGGTGCTGCTGGTACGCCAGGCGCTGCAGGTGCTGCTGGTGCAACAGGTGCTGCTGGTGTAGCAGTCTTGGCACCAGGTACCCCAGCCATGGGTTTAACTGTGGTAGTAGTTTTGCTGTATGCATTGGGTACGCCAAAGTTGGCTGTCTTGGCCGGCGCTGCAGGCTGCTTGGCATATTTTTCCATGCCTGGCAGGTTCATAACGTTCTTGGCGTTGTAACCTACTGGGGCAACTGTTGGTGTTGTACTTGGCGTAGTTGGAGTAGTTGGTGCAGTCTCTGGTTCGCTGCCCATGGCTCTGAGTTCTTGATAAGTGTATGGTTTTTTAGTTTTGGGATTTATCAAGCCTGACGCAACTTCAGTTGATCCTGCTATTCTTCCAATGCCTGAACGATTTATCGATACAGGTGTTGGAGACGGTGTTGGTGCGGGATTAGTATCCATTGGCGCAGGCTCAGGTGTTGGGACTGGACTTGGCGCACTAACAGGAATACCCATCTTGCTATACACACTGGTAACAACGTCTTGTGGCACACCTTGTTTGGCTAACCAAGCAGCCAATTGATCTGAATCACTGGGCTTGCCGGCCTGGTGCCAGTTCATCTTGAGTTTTTCTTTTGTGACGTTAGTAGTAAACTGATGTCCAAAATTGCTCAGTGCTCCGCCTACTTTGCCTGCAGTTTTGTCTAACCAGTTAAGGCCTTTGCCAACAATCCCTGGCTTGGATTTCACGCCGGCGCCGCCGGACATGTCTGGTCGATATTGAGCTGGGCGTGTGCTGCCTGGCACACCTTTGAGTTCCATGACGGCCTTGCGATATCGGTCAACGTTTTCAAACACTGTGTAGGTACCAGCAGTGGTCAGCTGTACGCTTTGACCTTGTGGTTTGCCTACACTTTCATTTAGTGCCCAAGACATTACAGTGAGTTTGTGATCAATTAATTTGTCAACTGGCAGTGTTTTAAACTTGATAGATTCTTTAAATCCTGTGCGCAACGCATTTCTCACAGCGTCCTGCGATGCTTGTAGTTTAGCAGCATCTGCAACTTTGCCCGTGCTAGCATCAATCCAAGTACCATCAGACTGTGGAATATAACGTTGAGTAGTTCCAGCAGTTGTGTCTATTGGACTAGGTGCTTGTTTCATTGTCCAACCTGCAGGAACATTGTCCGGATTAAAATTTGGTCCAAGATTTGTTGGTCCAACAGATCCTGTGCCAGAACCTGCTGTTTGCGCGGCTGCTTTGTCTCCATACATGCCGCCCTTGTAATCTGCCCACACACTGCCTTGACCAGGAGTACCAGCAGCAGGTAAATTGATTTCTTGTCCTTGCTGCAATGCCTTGGAAAAATTAATATCTGGATTTGCTGCGCGAATTGCTTCGGGTGTTGTTCCTTGCGCTTGAGCAATAAATCCCAGTTGGTCACCTTTCATCACAGTATAAGTGCCGCCAGGTCCAGCAAGCCCAGGATTCAGTTTAACTAGCTCTTCTGGTGGCACACCAATTTGTTGTGCAATATCGCTAAAAGTTTCGCCAGGCTTCACTTGCCATGCATCACCATTGCATGATCCCAACGGGCATCTTACTGTGGCACCTTGTGGCAAAGGTGTATCAACTCCGGCAGCCTGACTGACATTACCTGTAACATCGTAGTTCTGTGCAGACCCGTCTATTCCTAATTTGGAATTGGCTGCGTCAACTCTTGCTCTAGCAGCATCAATTCTATCATCAACATTTGGACCTTGAGAATTTGAATCAGGAGTAGCAGCATCTCCACCGCCCAAAGCACCGGCCACTTGTTGACCGCCCCAAGTAACAGCAGTAGCGCCAGCACCTTTGCCAAGAACGCTGGATAGTTTATCTCCACGGATAGCCGAATCCAGTGCATAGGTCAAACCTGCAATAGCAGGCAACCCTGCACCGCCTGTGGCTAGACCAGCGATAGCAACCAAGGCTGCTTTGGCAAAGCCTGCTGTTTTAGGATACTGTTTGACCAAGTTGCGATAGCCTTTGATGGCCTGCATGACTTTGCCTTTTTGTCCGCCAGCCATATTGGCCAAAGCGTCAGTGGCTTGGTCATAAGCAACATCTACTGCGGCAACAGGAACTGAATTCTGTATGCTGTTGAGTACACTAGACACTGCGTCTTTTACACCGCCAGCAAAGTCCATGGTGGTATCTTTGCCACGGCCTAACATAGTACGGTTGGCTCCGGTAGCTTTGTCAGTCATGCCTGCTTCGGCGTCTGCAAATACTTGTAGAATTTCTTTTTCGCTCATGCGGCGTTCAGCAATGTAACGACCCACAGTCTTGAACTTGCGGTATACTGGATCTTCTAATAGGACACTTTCGTCTAGTCTACGAATGCTAGACGTTTGTTGTGGTAATAGTTGTGTAATGTACATATCAGCGTTCTTCTATATAATCTTGACTCAAGTCCTGTTGCTTCTTTCTTCTTTGTTGAAACAACTTTACTGCTACTTCTGCCTCGCCTGGCGATTTAAAGCGTGTGGGTAATGCTTTGTCTTGGCGTCGTATTTCGTATCCTTGATCGTTGTCGCCCCAGCATTCAAACGGGATACCATCGTGACCTTCAAATTGTGCAACCATTTCCATGGTTGCAACAGGTGCTGCTGGCTGACTCACCGCAGCGGCTATATGATCTTCCAGCCCGTGTGCAGTTTCTGTATCACCAGGATCACTTGGGGGGGCCACATCAGCGTCCCAGGTTGCGCCGCCATCAACTTCTTCAGTTTGTGGATCGTCATCAATGTTGAGTTCAGCCTTGGCTTTGCGCACCAAGCGACTGTCAATTTTGTTTTTATCTTCTAATTGCTCAAGATAATCAACAAAAGTTGATTTGACCTTGCTGAGCATGTCTTCTTCAACTTCTTGCATGGCTTCTTCAAGCGGATTCTTTTTTGGCTCTACACTGTCGCCAACCAGCTTGCCGTCCATGGGATGCTTTTGATAGGGTTTCTTTGTAAGTGTGGGACTTATATCCTTGGGTTTGAACAGTGCAGGTAGTTGCCCTGCTTTTTTCTGTTGTGGATTTAATCCGTGCCGAACCGAAGTTGGAGTCAATTGAGACTCCTCCAGTGATGACAGTCGGCTTAGTATATCTCTAATGTCTGATGAACTCATGCTCTAGCGTCTTTCAAAAAACTTCTCAACATCCAACCGTGCTTGCCGTGTGCGTCAATGCGAGCGGCCAGGAAGTCCATGATGCCTTGCTGATTTTCTTGTTCAGCAATTTGGAATGTTTTGTTCAGTAAGTCTATCATTTGATCGTTGTTGGCATACAACTCTTCAATCATGAGTCGAGCACGCGGAATCTTGGTTTGGCCAGAAATTGTAGACAGCTCACCAAAACGTTCAAAGCTGCCAGGAGTGTAGTCATCTAAAATGCGGATAAACTCTGCGGTTTGATCTATAGAATTTTCGTACACTTCGTCGTAGATCTTGCCAAAGAACTTGTGCAGTTGAGCAAAGTCTGGACCCTCCACATTCCAGTGAAATAGCTGGGCCTTGATTACGAATGCGTATTCAGTTGCCAGGAGAGTTTTTAAAGCGTCCGCGAGCATTTTTGTTCCTTTTGTATTCCTTGGGCGTGTTAGGCGTAGGATCAGTTGTATATTTACCTGAAAGCAAGCCTCCGCCGTTTCTTGACACAGTGCCCATGGGCATAACGACTGGAGCAAAAGATCCTGCTACAGTGCTGACGTTTTCAGTAATTTCCCGCAGTCTCATTGTGGTTTCTCCGGCGTGTATATTTGAACTATGCCATTTGGGTCTACCACTGCTGGACCCACACACACTCTAACATTGCGAATTTTTAACTTGGCATTGGCTGGATCAACCAGCTCGTATCTGATTTTATAGTTACCTGGTGGCGCTTGAATTTGAAATTCTTCTTCAAGGTACTCGTTGTGCCATATCCATGTGCGCTCGGCAAATAGCTCATCATTAACATAGCAGCGATAGCGTGGGTGCTCGCCAGTCCATTTGCAATAAACATCTACCACGGCAATAATAAATTCAGCTTGCATAATAATATTTAGCAAAATGTATGCCTATAAATATCCAATGCTGAAAGTTAGCGATATACGTCGTGTTCATGTTGAACTCACAACACGGTGTAATGCCAGGTGTCCAATGTGCCCAAGAAACTACCGCGGGGTAGATTACAACTCAGGATATCCCACATGCGAGCTTAGGCTACCTGAGTTTAAACATATTATTGAGCCCTTGATACCCCAACTAAAACTCAATTCCAACTATGCTGTAAATTTCAACGGCAATCTTGGAGATTTTGCACTGGCCCGAGACGGAGCAGAAATTGTGCAGTGGTTGAGCAGTCAGGGCATACAAGTAAACATCAACACCAATGGGGGAGCAAGAACCCCTGATTGGTGGGCACAGATGGCCCATCCCTTGGTCACTATAGGCTTTGCTCTGGACGGCCTTGCTGACACCCACGCACTGTACCGTCAAGATACAGATTGGAATCGAGTAACAGAAAATGCTCGTGCCTATATCAATGCTGGGGGGCAAGCACTTTGGAGATTTGTACCGTTTGATCACAATCGTCACCAAGAAGCTGAATGCAAAAGATTGGCCCAGGAGTGGGGGTTTGCGCGGTTTGAAAACATCTATGATGGCCGCGATGCAGGGCCAGTGTATGCCCGAGATGGCACCTTTTCGCATTGGTTGGGCCCTGCATCAACACCGCCACCTATTGACGCTTTGCTTCACAGTCATGTCACATGGTTTGATGCCAAAACAATACAACTACAAAAAGATACTGAGCAATTGAATTTGAGATGTCAACACAAAGTCAATAGAGAAATATATTTGGCCGCCGATGGATCTGTTTATCCCTGTTGCTATTTGGGATTCTATCCTGGACAAATGACACATCCAGGAAACAGCCAATTAACTGACATGGTTCGTGAAAACAATGCTCTTGAGCATAGTCTAGAGCATTGTATGGAGTGGTTTGATCAGGTGGAAGCATCTTGGCAAAACACTAGTATTTCCACAGGCAGGTTATATGCCTGTGTCAACAGTTGTAATCAAACATGACAGTTGCAAGAGTTTTGTTTTTGGCCAAGTATCGTGTGCCTCATGCAGCATTTGCTATGCAGTGGGATCACAACCTTAAAGGTATTGATACCACAGTGATTGCTAGTCCAATGACACGGGACGAACTTGAGCCAGTCTGGCACAAATACAATATTGACAGCAGTCGCTTTGAATACATTAACGATAGCATAATATATAAACAATACCCTGAAGTCAACAACTGGGTGTTTCCAGATGACTACCGTGGCTGGTGGTTGCGCCAGCAAGCTATCAAGTTAGCATATCTTGACATATTGGAGCATGATGTTTTTCTCATGCACGATGCTGATACATTTATGCTTGAGCCATACAATCCCTATCCCAACAATCAGTTAAATTTGTTGTCACTAATGAACACCACCCAAGGCAGTTACAATGGGGTGTTTGAAGCCATCACAGGGTTGCGCCATCAATCACCACATTGCTTTGTTACTGAATTATGTGCAGTTAGAAAAAAAGATTTTGTAAAACTTCGTGAACATCTGCAACAGCGTTGGCCCAACAAGCACTGGTTGGATGCAATTATTGATGCGGTACCAGGGATGCCCACAGTTCCGCCTTGGGGTACAGGCAACATTATCAAATGGTTCAGTGAATACGAGCTACTGGGTAACTGGGCAGTGTCCCAGGGCAGTGTAACATACCAAGCACAACATCGTTACGAATACAATACCTTGAGCAACATTGCTGGATTTGGTTCCGCGCACAATTCCATATGCGATGCCATACCTGATCTCAGTCTCAGTATGCAAATGGATTGGGACACCTTGACCATAGCCAACTTTAATCGGCACCTTGCCAAAGTAAAAGAGAAATGTCATGCAATTCAAAGTTTATAACCCCTGCTGGCAAAGTGTAAACTGTGCACATGACTGGGGTTTTACGCCTGACCAAACCACAACTGATTTAGAGACAGCTCTAGCACAACCATATCGTGTAGCAGCAGTACGACCCTTTTATAATTGTGCCTGGATCTTTAGTTACGATGCATTAATTGCCAATATCCAACTTGACCAGTTTGATCTTGTGTTGATAAGTGATCCTGAATATTTTTCGCAGCCGCAAATTGAACAGTGGTGTCGTGATAATCGCATCAACAACTACTTGATTGCACTGGGCGGCACCCATCAAAACAATGTGTTAGATCCTGGTCGAATGTTGTATCGCAATTTTTACATTGAACGCTTTGTTGATACAAATACCTTTGTGGACACACGCAATGACCACAAGCACTATATGTTTGATGCACTGCTAGGTGCTCGCAGGCCCAACAGAGACTATGTGATACTGGGTCTAGCAAAAAACAACTTGTTGGATCAGTGCATTGTTACATATCGTGATTGTTTTCCAGGTGGTGTGATCAATCATCAAAATCAAGAGTTTGCTGAAATATTTAAAGACACACCTTTGCTGTATCCTTATGTGAGTCCGCATCTTGATCCTGCGTGGGAGGTTGCGCAAAATATCAACAATCAAATAAGTTTTATTGTACCTGAACGCATTTATCAACGCACATACTATAGTATCTTGACCGAAACCCTAGGCACTGGTGGCGGATTCTTCATGAGTGAAAAAAGTATCAAAGCCTTGTTTGCCAAACGCATATTTGTTCTGTTCGGAAATCAGCATCATTTAAAACGTTTGAGAGATCAAGGATTCCAAACGTTTGGTAGTGTGATAGATGAAAGCTACGACAATAGTCCCTTGGATTTTGAGCGGTTTGATCTTGCTATGCAGCAAGTGGTGTATCTCAGCCAACAAGATCCTGTGGCTGTGCAAAATCAATTGCAGTCAGTACTGGATCACAATCATGCCAGGTTGCTGGAAATGGTGCCTGAAGTCAAGCACCAAATGCAGCAGTTGTTTAAGTCAGCCCAAAGTCTTGAGTGATTCTGCGATAGTAGTTTTCAGCAATGATCTTTTGCCCTTGTGCACCGCTATGATATCCAGGATCTTCGCCCGTAAACGGATTGTTGCCACAAATGGGCAGTACTGATTCTGGTTCATTGAACATCACATTGCGATCAGGTATAGCCGTGGTAATCACGTTGCGCCACTGTTGTTGGCCCAGTACAGGATCAAAGGGCCACAGCAGTACAGGCACAAACAAGAAGTCTATGCCGGCATGATACAGCTCAAATATACCTTCTTTGATCAACCACTCGTCTTGTTGCTTCTTCCATTCTGAATCATAGATGGCATCAATGTAGTAACGCACTGCGTTTTGTGATACCTTGCTGATCAGGCCTGACCGATAGGGGTGACTAAAGTTCTCTGCCAAGGTATAGATGGTCTCGCAAATCATGTTGTAGTTGTTGTTGCCATAGTTGACATTGTTGATACCATCAGCACGATTATACCCATTTTTTAATGTGCGATCCTGTAGGTGTTTTTGAATTTCAGGATTCCAACCGCCTGTGCTTTTCTTCCAGTCAAATGGTGCAGCAGTTGCAGGGATTTCCATCCGGTCCCAAAACGTAGGAGTCACAATTGCAAAGTCTGGTCGTTGTCTAATAATTTCTTCAATCTGCACGCGGATACCGCCATTGCTGCATCCTTGGCGTGCTAGATTTTCCAAGTCCCAGCCCAGGCGTTGTGCTAGAACTTCGCTCCAGGCTGTGCCTGGATGCTTTTGACTCACAGCACTAAAGCTGCATCCTGCTACCATCAATTTCATTTTGATTCCTTGTAACTGTTTTTGTGTTCATGGCTATGAAAGCTGGCAACAATTTCACCGTGCATGGGCAATTCATCAAGAGTGTATGTGCCTGGCGGTACTGTGTATGTTGTACCTTGACCAGGCTTGGCAAATGTAATCAAACGTGGATGGAGTTTTACTGCATCGTGCACCACTTGATGATGTATGTGCCCGTAATCACCGTGTTCATCGTGGGTCAAAACTAAGTCGTATTGTCGGGCAAGATTGGCACACTCGGCCATGGCATCAATACCGTACCATTGTAACAATTGTTGCTGCTCCTGATCTCGGTAGTCATCAACAAAGCCAAGGAACACACAAGGTATGTTTCGTCGTTGCCAAAATGCTGATAACTCAACACCACGTTCACTGTCAGCAGTGTAGGTCAAATAGCCAATCGTCCAATCCAGTTCAGGATGGTTATGAATATAGCTGTAGGCAAATATAACACAGTCGTCGGGATGTGCAACCAAGCACAGGGCTTTCATAAACTGTGTGCTCCTATTAGGCCTGCTTCAATTAATCTAAACTGATATTCTTGGCGTTGGTCTGCGCTGAGTTGACTCCAGGCGCCACGATGTATACTCACTGTAAGAGTACGTGGATCTTGCATTTGCTTGAGCTTGGTGTTGAATTGATCAACTTCGCCATGGCTGATGTTCACTGCACCAAATGCTGAGTCAGACGAGTAAAATGTATCGTATCCGCCAAATCTATATTGCAAGTATCCTGAGTACAGCATAAACTCAGTGATGCGTCCTTTTGCTTGAAACCATATGGGAAAACTTTTCTTGGCCAAGAATGTTGTTTCTGCAATCATGAGTCGCACTACATCATTTTGAAAGAAAAAGGGCACGCCGCCTGGCCCCAGTTGATCTTTCATGTCTATGTTGTACAACTCATTGATCATGAGTCGTGTGGGTTCAAACACTGGGAACACTGGTAATGTGCCTACTCGTGCACGGCCATCACAGTCCAATAAATCAGTCAGTTGCAGCTCACGCACAAATACTGTTTTGGCATCTAGTACCATGCTCCAGGTGTTATGGCTCATAGCAGCCGCTAGCAATTTAAGAGCCTGCTGACTGACCCAACCATTATCTATAAACTGTGTGCTAAACGCTGAACGCGGTACTACCAACACATGATTGGCCAAGTCACCCCACCAACCAGCATCAATTTTGTGTATGGTGTCTTCGTCATCATTGACTACCACATAGATATTACGGATACCAATATTTTGGCAGTATCGTGCAACTGACTCTGCTTGTACTTTTAAAATTGGAATTTCTTCTTGGAAAACAACAGTAACAATGTCTATCATCACTTATGTATCTGTGGCTTTGCGCCACAGAGAATTATGCAATTTGTGTAACGTTGGTCACAACACTATCTTTGCCGTACTGTGCCTGTAACAGAGCGCGAGCCATAGCCGGACCTTTGGCAAACACTGCAACATCAATACTGTTAGAGTAAAGAGGATTGTTGACTTTGACTCGTGCTTGATACACGTGAAAGCCCGGCGCAACACTTTCATTAACAAACTCTTTAGCTCTCATGTGTTTGATCCCATAATTGACCTGATACCAACTCGCCATCCTGACTGAGCATTTGCTCACGCATGCGAGGTAGCCATGTATTTAACTCTTGTTGTGTAATATCTTGCCAAGGTACCAACAATACTGGAATAGGTTCATCGCCTTGAACCTCCATAATTGCATGCATACGATGGCGTCCGTTGCTTTCAATAACTTGACAAGGTTTGGAAAAATCGTTATTACGCCATTCCAAAGGCGGCGCAATGTGCAGTATTGGATATCCAATACCTCTTGACTGCAATCTGGTTCTGATGTAGGGTATTATACGGAGTGCACATTCACTGTTGGCATCAAGTCTGTGTGCCAAATTCAAAAACATACTGGGTCGCAGCTCTATCTGAGCTCTAGCGGTGTTTGCATTCAAGGAAACAGCACCAATGCCATAAAAAGGATCAAGTCGATATGCGCTCATTTTCGTTTGGCCTTTGCTCTACCAGACTTCATGTTAGCCAGCCAGTGTGCCAGTTGTCCTTTGCGGCCGCCTTGTTTGGCAGTTTTGCGTAGACTACTAACTGATGCTTTGGTATTGATACCGTGACGCTTTGAATCACCTTTGTCTTGTGGGTTTCGGCCATCTGCAAAGTTTTCGTCCAGTTCGTTTTGTTGATCGTCCCCAAACAGGTATACTGAAATAGGTCTACCAGCTTTCCAAGCTCGTGTGGTTCTGTGATGCCCGTCAAGGATGTACAGCTTGCCTGCCTTCTTGTATATCACAGGCTTGTCCGGGTACTCGTCAAACAAGGGATCGCCGCCGCCTTCGTTACTAAGCCAGTCTTGTGTGGCCAACAGAGTCTTGGGATCAACTGCAACCACTGTGGGCTCAACACCTGCATCTATCAAGTCGTACACATCATCCACAAGATCGTCTGCACTGGCATAGTTGCCCGGCGGAGCAAACTCATCACTACCAACAGCAAGGTACTGCCCAATTGGCAGCGGAATAGGATACTTTTCAACACCCCATGTTTCTGTGACATCTTGTTTGGGAGCCACAAGAACAAAGTGCTCACCGGATTGTTTCATGGTCCAGTCGGGCAGCAGTCGTTTGACCATTCGGGCATATAGACCCTGACGGGAATCTTCCTTGGCACTGAATGTCAGCACTTGTATCTTGTCCTTGTATTTTTCCAAGAACGCTCGCATGATGTCAACCACTGTGCTCATGACTTCTGCTGAGTTACCAGTGCCAGTTAGTCCAAACTTTTGCGATCGATCTAGTTTGTTACCATACCGCTTGAACTCTGCTTCCCATTCACCGACGGCGCCATATGCATGGAACATGTAAGGCACTTCACCAACATGAAATACTGCTACTGCTTCTTCACT